TTTAGTTTTATTTTCATCATTAAAATCTTTAATCGCTAAGAGTTCACCATTGAAGTTTCCGTACATCTCGTTCTCGGCTCCAATTACATCGTCAAAATAACAAAAAATTCTCGGTAAGTAATAATTATCATTATCATTTTTAAAAATTTCAAAAGAGTGTTTTGTAGATGTATAATAATCTAAATCATTAAAAATTGCTCCAATTGGAGCAGGGTTATTTTTTTTAAAGAAATCTTGAATTGTAATTTTTACATCGCCAATAATTATCTTTGCGTTCTTTAATTTTTTATTTAATTTTACACCATCAGCTTTGTATACAGCATAATCATAAAAATTATCAAAGATATTATCAGCCACAGAAAAATTAGTTTTCAACTCGATCTTGTTGGCAGATGGACTTAGAGTTAGTACAGCACCAATCTTCCAATTTTGTGTGGTCCAGAACATGAATTCTTGAGCACTAAGACTCCAGTTTTCCACAGTGTTTATTTCCTTGTTAAAATTATCAAACACAAATCCTTGAGATTCTAAATATTTGCCATAGCCCAATAAGAAATTTACCACATCCTGTTGGGTTCTGAACACTGTGCCATAATTCAATGTGGAAATTTTTTTGTCAAATTGTCTGCTGAACACCGCAGTGATACCGCCTTCTATGGGCAGTGTTTTTAATTTGGTAAATTTTTTATTGTCAAGCGTGGTGCCACTAACATGACTAACATCTGCAATGTAGTATTGATTTTGATACTCAACGATCTGTCCTGCATCATATCTCTTGTTTGTGATCCATAACACAAATGACTTGCTTACGCCACCAACCCTTTTGACCGGATCATTTTGTAGTGCAATGGACGCAAAATATTTAAAGGATGGTTGTACTTGGTCATAACCTTTTATTAGGAATCCAGACGACAATTTTTCAACAATTACACCACTGTAAATCAACACATCAATAGGAGTGCTGGTGTTAAGATGTATGTCATAGTTTTCATCTGGTACAAAAACATTGCTTTGATTCAAAGGTGATCTACTGTCCAATAACAATTTAAATTTCTCTTTCTCAGTGAATCCTTTCACTTTGAATCCCAGTTGTTGATCCAACGTTTTAAGATTATTCTGATAGTCTGTGTAATTTTTCAACACATCCATGCCAATATAATTGCTGATATAATCAATCAAACCAGAAGTCAGCACGTAGTTTTCGTCTGTTCTCCTGTTGGGGAACACTAAATCTTTTAGGGTGATTCTTTTTTGAGTGGGAGCATAGATGATTTCATCTGTGATATTTTTCACAATTCTCGAAGCGTCAAAGTATATTCCCATGGTGTAGGCTGGTCTGTTCAACAGCATGGACTTTAACAGAGCAAATGGATAATTGGAACTGCGTCTCCAAGCGTTTTCCACTGGAGCTTGATCTCCAAATTTAAATTTTGTATTTGTTAAATTAGATATAAAATTTTTAGCATAATTGCTATTGATAGGGCTCAACAGTTCACCGTTCTCATCCACAGGCAAATGACTTAATATGTTTGACCTTGCAAACTTGCTCTTGTAGATTAATTTTTTACCTGGTTCTCTGATCACACCATTTTGAATGTCTTCCCATAATATCAAGTTGTCACTGGTGTAAGGTGCTGAACCGTACACTGTGGTCCACCAAGTGGGCTGTTCGCTGAATCCCAACATTTCCCATGGATGAGTGTGTGGTCTGTCGGTGTCATAGGCTTGTTTGTACACTGCTCTCCAAAATCCTGGCAATTGTTTTCCTGTTGGTGACAGCATGAAGGAATAATTGTAGGTAAAACTATTGGCACTTTCATAGAAATAGTTGTCTGTGTAATCAGATCCTCCGGACAAGTTGTTCCATTTGATAAAATCTCCAGCCACAGAGTCGTCTATGTTCTTGATCTGATGTCCTGTGCTGCGATATTCTCCAGGAACAAAATCAAAAATATCTCTTATGTTGCGATCGTACTCTATCTTAATGTTATTGTAGATTCTTTTTTCCAGCTCCAGCAATAAATCATCTCTGTAGTCATCATAGGCTACTAAGATACTGCCATCATGTCCTTGTATAACATTTCTAGTTGTGATTAAAGTGGTATCTTCATATATGCTTGGGGTGAATCTAGGATACAAACCCAACTTGGTTGGTGTGGGTGGCACATAATTGCCATTGGTATTCTCATATTCAAATATTTCTACTAGGTCGTCTACTGCTAAGGCTTTGGTGATTTCACAAAAATTTTCATTGTTAAAAATATAATCCTGTTTGTGCAATAATTGTTCGCCATTTAGGTACACCTGCACAGCTTTGGTGCTGAGCTGAGTCATCGAAAAATTTTGACTCAACGCAAAATATACATTGCTGTCATCCAGCACGTTGAAAGTTAATTTTTTAGCAGCTCCATAAGGAACCATATCACTGAAATAAAAAGAATCATTGTTTTTATCTTTGTTGACAACTTTCAGTATCTGATCCACTTGTTCACGTGTGCTGCCTTGGAATCCTGAATTTTCTGCCACTTGCAAGAATGTCTTTTTAAATTTGTCATACTCTTTTTGAGCATATCCTAGAGCTTTGACCACGTTGGCTTCTTTTTGAGACAGATGAAACACAGCTAAATTTAATGGAGCACTGTGTTGCACAAATTTTGTACCGTAGATACACAGATCACTGATATCTCTAAGATTGTTAGATCCTGGATTGCTGCCGGTGAAATCATCCAGTTGTTCCACAATGCTTTCCAAATGATTGGCCACTTCGCCAAATGTGAAATTATTTAGATTGCTGTTGAAAGGATTGCTTTCTAAATTAATAGCCATCTCATAGTGACCTTTATCGTTCTTGTTAGCAGCACTGTGCGATTTGATGGTGATAGAGTCTGTTTTTTCAAGTTCCTTGTTCAGTCTCACATAGATCACTTGGTCAATAGTGACCAATTCATAATCTTCATTTTTTGTTTGCAATATATTGTTGACAAATATTTTTAATTTTATATCTAAAAGATTTCCACTTTTATCATAAACGTCCACAGCAAAATCATTGGTCTGTTCTGTGCCTAAATATTGTCTCAGCACCATCTGTTTTGAAAATGCACTTGCTTTTTTCCAACCAGTTTCATTTGTGTAGGTTGTTCTGTTAGAATAATTTTTTAGATAACCTATGTCTGTGGCTTTGACAACCAATGTCTCGTCCAGTTGATAGGTGAATGATTCTGATAATAGATTGAAATCAAACACAATGTCACCCACATTGTTGACATTTCTATGGGACAGTGGAAAGCCCAATTCAGTGTCATTGGATCCTGTGCCTATTTTGTAACTGAAAACTTTGTTGCCTAGAAAATTAGTGCTTGGATATGTTTGTTCGTTGGAAAAGCTGTTGCCATTTTCATCACACAGGTCAAACAACGGCGCTTGATTTGCTGCTGTTTTGGCTTGGGCTTCTTTCCAAGACACACCATCATAATAAAACATTTTTCCCTGATTGATGACTCCGTTGGTCACCTGCACAACTTCGTTTTCCAACGGCAGTGAATCTGTTGGTTCTATCAGCGAAATTTGTTTGTTGGTGGGATCACCATCACCGCCAAAATTAATAATTTTCACAGTGAATATTCTATTTTTTACTAGAACATCTGGATCAGCAGTAACCAATAGTCTCATGCCATCCACTAGATCCACTCCATCCACATTGTAACCTGTGGCTCCTTCTATGTCACTGAACACGTCCTTGGTGAATGTGTCCACCACATCCACATATGGTTTGGCCACACTGCCAAATTTATAAAGTTTTAAACCATTGTCAAATTCTATTATGGGTCTTTTTGCTCTTAAATTTTCATTCACATCCAGTGTGATATTTTTGTAATCTGCCACTGCTTGCAACACAGACTTATGCACCCATTTGTTGGCTCTGGTCCATGGGTTTTTATCCAATGAATTTTTTTTGATCACAATGTAATCTTTTGAGTCTGCTGTGATGTCCTCTATATCATAGGTGTTCTTGTCAAATCCCAAATCATCAAATGATTCTAAAGTTTCATCAGCAATATCGTTGGGCACTGCAAAATCTTGTTCATTTATCAATTGAATTGATTCGCCTACTCCTTCCACATACCATTCATTTTGAGCATATTTGGCTGGAGTTACATTGCCTTTGAAATTTATTTTCATACCATTGGACAATGATAATCCGTTGGTTAATGTGAAACTTTTTTTACCAATAATTTCTTTTTCTACATTTATTTCACTGTTTTCTATTATTTCATCAATTTGTATCAGTCCATAAGCATTGATATCATTGGCTGACACATAATATAAAGTGTCTGGAGTATTCACTCCCACTGTGAAGATTGTTGTGCCTTGCTCCACATTTTGTTGATCCACTCCTTCATTGTACAAATAACTGTCTTGTAAAATTCTAGCAGTTCTAATAGTGAATGGCATGCCAGGAGTATCAATGTCAAATCGATATGTGATACCTTTGAACAATTTTATGGTGGCATTTTGTGTCAAACCATCTGGCGATAACACATAAGCATAATTGTCCAAATTATCTGCCAATCGCACAGTGTAAGTGCTTTGAATCTGCTGTTGAATGCCTGTGATGGTGATCACTTCAGGACCTGAAGTTAACCAGTAGTATTCTCTAAAATTTACAAACTTGTCCCAATCAATATTGGGATTCCAACTGTAGTATTCTTGACTGTTTAAAACGCTGTGATTGTCCACATTGCCTGATAAACTTTTAATTTGATTGATGTAATCCACATAATCTTTGTAAAACACCACATTGTTTAAATTGTCTCTTCTAACCACCACAGGTTCAAATTGATAGTTTTGTCTGTCATCTGACACTTCGTTGATATAGTTGTCTTGAATCTCAAATGCTTTGGCGGTTTTTCTGCCATAGAACGCACTGATTTTTTCCACAGTGCCTGGATTTAATAATTGATCCAACGTGCTGTGTAAAAATTTTGTATTTGTGGGTGTTCTAAAATATTTGGGAAGTAGATTAGAAGTTTTTCTATCTGATGTGTTTTGATTGCCTTTGGGTAGTGGAAAATCTTCTTGATTATTATCGTAAGCCATTAGTAACTCCCGTTGAAAGAAGCACTGCTGATACCCACATTAATGTTTGGAGTAGATGTGACAATTGACCCACTGGATTTTAATTTTGAAGCAGTTATGGCGTCAATTATTTCAACATCATCCACTGTGGCACCACTGATAAAAATTTCATCGCTTTCAGATTTAATTTCAAACAAACTGCCAAAGGATTGAGATGCTTGATCCGGAACTATCACAAAAGTCACTATATCTGGAGCCAGTTGAGTCATCACGTATGTGCTGAGTTCTGAAAAATAAAATGTATCACCGAAATCCCAATTCTCCAGATCAAAGTATTCATTCACAGCCTGAATCACTCTTACCTTCACATCATCATCATTCACTACCTCGTTGGTGTTTTTGACCACTTTGAACACTGATTGAAATTTAACATCTGCTTTGTCTCCAAACAAAATTTTGTATTTCACCGGATGATAGATCACTTCATCACTGATAGATTTGATTAGATTAATGTCTTTGCCAAAATTTTGATACATGGAATCAGAACTCTGTGGCAGGGGTTTATTTTCAATATCGTTAGACAACCAAGATCTGAATTCTGTGTCATAAGATCTTGTCAACAAAAATATATCAATGATATTGCTGGAGCTGGGATCTATTCTATTAGAGCTGTCTGTGCTGTGTACGTACTGAAATTTTAAACTATCACGACCGTTGTATGCTCTATAATCACTCACTGTGGTCAAAACTCCTGTGGACACATTCAATAATTTAAAAACACCAGTGGTGGTGTTGTAAAACACAGTATTTGTGTCATATGAACTGTAGGATCCAATGTTGTTTTCACTGCTGATTGATTGGATATTTTCACTATCAGCATTCACATAATTAAAATCTTCCACTCCATTAGATGTAATCTTTTTTTGATACACTAGAGTGCCCGCAGATACTAAATTTTCAAAAGATTCTGGATTGTCCATCAGTCCATCATCATCTGAATCAAAATAAGTAATTTCTATTTTTTTACTGTCCACATATCCTTGTGCGTCTTTGTATTCTTCCACCACTTGCCAGTTGACATTGTCCAACATTGGAGTCAAAACTCCTGGAGCATTGTTGATATTCAACACTGTGATTTTGTCTTTGATTATTTTGCCAGTGTTGGTGTTGTAATTTTTATCACTGCTATCGTAATAGAATCTTATCTCTTTGTCGCTTTCAAACACATATCTCACACCTTTGTAGGTCACTGTGTACAGTTCTGTGTCAGTGGTAAACAGCAATAACCAGCTGGCATCCAATTGTTGATTGCTGATGTCACCTGTTTTGCCCATGCTGAAATCAGCATAAACATTGAGGTTGTTTTCATCGATTACCACCCAATCTCTAGCTGCGATATCGTATCTCAATCCAAATGTACTGTTGGCAAATATTTGATCCAACATTTCCAATTTGATATCTGCGGACAAAAATTTTGTAAATTTAGGCACTATCTGAGCCAACACAGCATCAGTGGGTATTACATCATTGAGAATTATGGGACCGCTGTTGTCATTTTGAATCAATGTGCCATTGTCGATCACATTCACCACTGTGGCCCATCGCACTGTGCTGTCTCCCAATTGTGAAGGGGATCCTGTGAGCAATTCGCCTTTGGCTGTGAAGTATTTTCCAGTGGGTGCTGTAAATTTTAATTGTGCACCAATTTCTAAATATTTTAACACACTGTCTGTGAAAGTGCCCACTTCTAATTTGTTACTGTCACTGTCTGCAAGATATCCAGTGCTGAGATTGCTGCCATTGGTGGATTGATACCATTCAGTTGCCACATCTGTAGTAATAATTTTAGCAAAATTGTTCAAATAAAAATTAAATAATTTTTTGTTGCTCAACAAAGGTTCAATTGAATTGTTAATGATTCCTTCAATGTCAGTTCTACTCACATAACTGAAAGTAAAATTATTATTAATATTTTCTTTGTAAATTATTCCATCACTGCCGTACAAATTAGTGCTGCTGTATTTGCCGGTAGCATCCAACAGGTCAAAGTATCTGGACACTCCACTGCTGATTCTATTCACTGATTTAATTTTAATAATTTGTTGATTCACTGACAACGGAGCCACATTGTAATCTTCCCCTGTGATCATTCTGTTCTGCGTGTAGTAAGTGGCAGGTGCGTTGTTTTTTATAGAACTATTTGATTCAGAATTGGTTGCGTTGTCCACTGTGTATTGCAGTGCCAAACTGATTGTGAGTGTTTCGTCTTTGCCTGTGGCACTGACATAAGGCACTGTGATTTCAATGTTGATTAAATCTGCTGGAACAATTTTAAACTGTCTATTGTCACTGGTTCTGTAATATGTTCTAAATTTGCCTTTGGGTAAATTTCCAAAAGTGCCGTCAGCAAATTGCAGATTGACTCTGTCTTCAGTTCTAGTGATCACACTGTAGATATTTCTAATAGATTTTGCAGTGCTGTTGTAGATCACGTTGTTGCCTTCGGTAGCACTCACTTTGGTCCACAATTCTGTTTCGTTGCTGTTGCTGTCCAGTTGATACAGCCACACATCTGATTGATTGATGTTGGTAGCATCCAATCCAACCACTTGATTGGGAGTGGATAGGTCCACTGAAAAATCTCCTTGTTGCAGTGTGCCTTGTCTGAAGTGAAAGAAAAATCCTGTGTTGCTGCTGGCATTGCCTCTGCCATCTTCTTTGTAAACAAATTGTAATTTGTTTGTGGGCAAAGGAGATAATTCTGTTAATTCTCCATCTTTCAAATCCACACTGACCACTTCAAAGGCAGTGTTTCTGCCATCTATGGTTTTTGTGAATGAAAACACTGGTACTTCTTGTAGGTTTGAATTGAATTGATAAAGTTCTGTGGGAATTCCATTCACAGTGTCTATTTTGTTGGGTCTTCCTATTTTGCCAGTCACTGGTAGAATTGCATTCAACACTTTAATAAATTGTTCATACCAATCTTCATTGCTGGGATCATTCCATATGATGGTTTGATTGGCTATGTTGATATTGTTGCTGTCTATGATCTCTTCTGAAGTGCTGATGGCATCAATTTTTAATAAACCGTTGGCTGGTTGATTACGCTTGGCATTGTAGCTTAACAGTCTAGCAAGACGCAACACTGATTCTCTGCGTTCTGCTAATTCTATAAAATTTTCTCTGGCATTCAAGTCAATTCTGAATGCAATGTTTTGTCCCAAGAAAGCAATCAAATCAATCAGAGCAAGATATTCACTGCTCTCTAAATAATCATTGAAATCTTCAGGATAGTTTTGACGCAGATAATTGATCATGGATCTGCGTAGATTGTCAAAATCATAACTTTTGAAATCGGCATTTCTGAAGCTCTGATAGACTTTTTTCCAGTCCTCTGCCAGCAATAATTTGTTCAATCTATCTGTGGATGACATAAGTTCTCATTGGTTAAACTTATTTATTATGTTTGATTAAATGCTCAGTTAATTCTAGTTGATTAAACCGTTGTTTTCATCAAACTTTAGACGCATGTTTTCAGAAATATTGTAGGGAAGATAGGTAAGATCACATTCTATTTGAATTCCACTCTCATAAGTGTCCACTGTGACTGAATTGACCTGCACTCTAGGGTCATAATTGACAATTTCTGTGACATTTTGTATGATGGCTTGCTTCATGTCTTCTGTGAGTGGTTCAAACAGTGCGTCCCATATGATGGTACCAAATTCAGGATTTTCTAATTTTTCTCCCTGACGGATGTGAAAATGATTCAACAGATCCTGTTTGATCAGTGCTATGTCATACAGATTAAAACTGTTGGCATCAGGATTTGTTGTGCTGACACCTCTGTAGGCTCTAGGTCCCACAGGTGCCGAGGGTGTTTTGTTGGCTCGTACTGTGATGTCTTTGTATAATTTTTTCTCTTTGGTGCTCATATGAATATTTATTCGTTAATTTTTTGTAAAAGTGTCCTTTATTTGAGTTAAAGAGGAATCGATGATGTTGTTAGGATTTTCTCTGTCTGTTAAATCATTACTAACATTGTTGGGATTTAAGTTTTCATGCTGTGGCCAAGGTTCATGTTGTGGTACTCTTTTCATAATGCTTTCTGTTTTAGGCAGAACAAAAGTTGTCAAATTGCTCACGTTGATAGCACTGGTAGCACTGGTGCTGCCACTTCTAGAGGAAGGTGTGGCGTGATCTGTTTTGCCATCAGCTTTAACTGTGTGACTATCACCGCCCAAAGTGAAAAAATAATCTGTTCCAATGTTTTCGTGCAATTGATTGCCCACTGTGATATAACCATTGCTGTTGGCTTTCAACGATAATTCAGTACTTTCAATATTTGTATTCAAAGCAGATTTAATATTCACATTACGACCTGCTTCAATGTTCACATCTCTGTCTGCTTTAAAATTAAAATCTGTTTCTGTGTGAAAACTGATGCTGTCTTTGGCATACACATCTATTTTGCCATTGGCTGTTAATTCCACCCAAGTGGTGCCTTTTGAGTTGCCAATGTAGATCAAATCTTCTGAATTGTGCAGCAATATTTGATGACCTGTTCTGGTTCTGATACGCACCAGTTCATTGTGAGGTATGGTTTCATCGCCTTCCAACTCAAACAACTCTCTGCTCACATATTCTGAAGGACCTTCAGCTGCAGATGTTTTGCGCAAAAATTTATCGTCACCATCATCCATCACAAAACTGCTGCCGCCCAATCTAGAATAATATCTACCGCCTTTGCCTCGGGCATTGCCCTGTTTGTCCACAGGTCCTGGAGTGCTGATACCAAACACACTGCTGGGCACTTCTCGTCTGGCACTGCTGGTGGTTATTCCTCTGATTTCATCTTCCAATAATCCTTGACTGTTTAGTATGTCCACAAATCGTTGGTTGATGGGTTTTAAGTTTTTAGTACTGTCAGTTAAATTTCTAGTGTTGTCAATTAATTTTTTATTGTATTCTCCCACAGGTAATTTTTTTCCTCGTAATGTTGGATCATCGTTGACATCAGTGAATGAAGTTGCAGCTCTACCATCTGGCAGCATAAAATTTTGATTTTCTGCCTGCACACAACCAAACCAATAGCCCTTGTTGATGTTGCCTTCTACAAATATCACCAACACTTTAACGCCCACATCAGGTGGCACAAACCACATACCATAACTTTGTTGGCTGTCTTGATAGCCACGATTCATTGTGACTCCATCATAGGAAGTGATACCATAGAAAGGACTGCAGTATTTCACATTCACTCTTTGTCCCACTTCAAAAGGATCATTGCCACTCACACTGGCTTTGAGCAGTTCCACTTCCAGCGTGCCGGAATATTTGGTGTCCAGATGACTGGTCACTATGGCTTCATATGGGCCAGGATCTTTGACCATTTGGTCTCTGGTTGAATCTCTTTTTTGTGTACCTCTAAACATTATGCTCCTGTGTATTCATAAATTTTAAAACTCTGCAGTAAATCCATCAGATTCTTTTCCAAAATCAGTTGCTGGTCCCAATGATTTGTTGTCTTTTTCTGGTTTTTTCTTAACTTCTTGATTTTGTAATCTTATGCACTGTAATTCTTGTTTGAACACAGCACCTTGAAAAATATTATTGACCATGTTCACTTTATATATACCACTGAAAGCAGGCACTGGTATGAATCTTTCTGCTTGCTGAGCAGTGTCTCTAAACATGGTTTCACCATTGCTGCCATAATCAATGGGCGTTCTAAAATTAATAGCAATATAAACTCCTGAATAAGTGCCTTCCATGGCTCCATCTTTGTTTATAAATTTGGATGGTTTGCCATTGGCATCGGGTTTGATGGATGCATAATAATTGCCCATACCGCTGTCTGCTATGTAATAAGGATCACCCAGAATGGTCAAATTCACTGTGATTAAATCTGCATTGCTGTGTATGATTGCTTCATTGAATTCCAAAGCCAATCTTTGTTCATCTGACAAACCGCTGATAGCTTCATATAGATTGAATTGTCTACGCACCACTCCCATGGTAGATGTGCCTGATCCGGTGTTTGAATCTGCTGTGTCTCCTGGTGTGCTGTCCGAACTATTGTTGCCATCTTTGGAATCCTTGTCTTTGTCATCTGGTCTACTTTTGGATTTGGCTTGATCTGAGGGTAATATTGCAAGAAAAGCAAAATTGTATTTCAGTTGAAAATCCAATACATCAAGATTTTTTCCTGTGTAAAGATAATCATATTCTTTCACAATCTGTGATTCTATATCTTTGGTTTCTGTTTTTACATTGGGTTTGGCAAATGATGATTCATGCACATCATAAGGTATCACATCATACACAAAAAGATAAGGATTTCTTCCATACTTTTGCATGATGTCGTCGTCTTTGATTATGAAAGTTCTGGTGGATATTCTAAACCATTTTTTAAATGTTCCACTGTTGTCGTTCAAAGATTTAGCAGCATATTCGCTGAAAGTTATCACTGTGGTTATGATATTTTCAATATTGCTGCCTTGTTTGAAACTTAATTTTCTAAGGTTTAAATCTTTGCCTATTTGAGCAGTGTCTATAACTTTGCTGTTTTTGTCATATCCAAGATTTTGAGCCACATTTTCCACTTGTGAAGAACTGACTAAAAGTTTGACTCCGCCTATGGCATTCAATGAGTCTTTGTTTTGTTTGTAAGACAGTCCTTTGGGAGTGCTGTTAACATCTGTGTTGGTGCCCACTAATACTTTGCGTTGTTCATTAGGTGTGATTTTGCCTGCTGTTGCTGCATCACTGCTGGGTGTGATTGTGTTTTGTCTGTTTTGCAATGCTTCTGGTGTGGGAAAATTTATAATGTAATCATCTATTTTGTGTTTTCTTTGGTCTTTGTCTTGATTGCTTTTATCTTTGATTTGATTCAGTTGATCTTGCAAACTTACCTGCAACATTTCTTGCACTGTGCTGCCTTTCAGTGTGATATCTGTGTTGATGGACTGTATAACTCCATCCAAAGCAAATTCATTCCATGCAGTGGCTTGACAAGCATAGGTGGATCCTGCTTGGTTGGCTTCAAAATCTATTTGAACGATTTTGATAGGTATTATTCTTTTGGATCCTTCCACATTATAAATTTTGCCTGTTTCATCATACCCTTTGAATTCCATCATCAAACAATAAGGAGCAGTGGTATGATTTTTGTGACCGCAAGAAGCTGCCACAGTTCTTAAAGTTTCTATGAATGTGCCCAAACTGTAGGGTTCTATCACAGTAAAATTTATTTTGTAAGCATTGGTGTGTTTGGTTTTTGGATTGGGTGATATCACTGTGTTTATATCCACATCTGTGATGAAAAATTCTCTGGCAGCTGTGCCTGAGTTGCTGCCATCCAATGGCTTATCATATTGAGTGGGAAATTTACTTGCACTAGATCCACCGTTTCGCAATATAACTTTTTCAGGAGTCTTGATTCTTAAACTGTAGGGATTGTTGATTTCATCCACAGTCAAACAACTCAGTGTAAAAATTGTGTTGAAACTGCTGAATTTGTTCAATACATTTTTTTGAACATTGGGACTGGTCTCTGCAGCCACATAGTAAGTGCCGCCATCTTCATCTCTTTGTTCTTTGTATGTTTTTCTTCCGTTGAAGTTTTGAATGGTGTTACCGCCAGCATCTTTGAATTGTACTGAGATGTTGTCATTATTTTTTATAATGGACATTTTATAATCCTAATAGTGATCTTAATTTAGGACCTTGAGGTAGATAAATTTTTAAATCAGCCACCAAATCATAGATGGGATCTTTCAATGCTTCAGGATTTCTTTGTGAGAATACCCACCAAAGTTTTGTGGATCCATACAAGTCATAGGCCAATAGATCTGGTCTGTGAGTGTATTGAACTTCCACTGTGTATAGAACATCGTCGCTGGTTTCGGGCACAGGTCTGATGCTTAACAATCCTAAATATTGTTCATTGACAGTTTCTGTGTTGTGCCAAGGACTCATAATGCTGTATGTGGCCATTAGATAAATCCTCCAGATTTTTTGATATATTCTCCATTTATAAAACTATCCATGTTGAATTGTGAAATGGTAGATCTTGAATATTGAGGCTGCACTGTCACTGTCAACAAACTTTGTGTGGGTGCCCATGCTGCTGTGTTGTATTGTTCTGTTTGACCTTCCAACTCAGGCACTTCCAAAGTGCAACTGATATAATCCACATCCTGAGGTAGATCAAATTGAAACTGAGTCACAATCACTGGAATATTTTTAAAAACAAAATCTCCATAGCCATTCAATAAAACCACTGGTGGTGGTGATCCAGCATCTGAACTTGATTCACCATATTTCATTTTGGTCACTGATCGCAAATAATGAACAGCTGCCACCCAGTATCTGGCTTCCAAAGCATTCTGCACAAAAAAATCAGCATTGATTGTGATCTGATCCACTGTGCTGTTGTTGTAAGCGTTCATGGTATAATTTGTGTGTACAGGATTGATAGGCGTGTAGGATGCGTTGTGACTCACAATGATGGAAGGTGTGTAGGGAAAACACAAACCTCCGGTTTTTGTCAAAGGTGCCATGGCTTCTCCCACAAAGTGTGAAGGCAAACTTAATTTCACTCTCCAATCTTTTTCTCCAGGTTTGGTGGCTGTGGTGGCCTGAGTGAGTGTTTTGGTTCCTGCAATGCCATCTTTTGGTAAAAATTTAGATCTGATGTTTGACACAAGATTGGCAGGATTGGTGAAAGCCTGCACTGAAGCAGCCGCTTTTCCAGCTATGTTGGCTGCAGTGCTGCCCACTCCACCCAAAAAATTGTTCACTGCTAGTGCTGGATCTATGTTGTCGTTTCTGTCTATTGGCATATGGTTATCTTTTCTCAAGTATTTATTGACAAAATTAACTGGGTAGTTTATACTGAAGGCTAATTATAAAGGAATTCGATGAAAAAAATCAACTACCTCAACAACAAAGATCTGTTGGAAGAAATACACAAATCCAAGAACAGCTATTGCAGTTACACCAAAGATGAACATCACAGATATGATGCTATTGTATACTC